GGCCACTTCTGTTCTCAGACATCCTGCAGCAATCTCAAGAGCGTACTCTGGAGTTCCTGAGCCGTCATCAATCTTAAGATTGGCAAGCCTTACATCTGATGCCGAGATCTTTACAATTGCCCCAGAACCAACCGCTGCTGTTGAATCGATGATCGTTCCTGAGCCGTGACCTATGATTGTGAGAGCTTTTGAGATGTCGAGAATTGAAGCTTGCGAATAGGTTCCATCTAAAAGGGCAATTACGTCCCCTGCGCTTGCTGCTGTAATCGCACCTGCAATAGTCGAGTAATGAGCATTACCGGCTGTAACGTCTGCAGCCGAGCCCACAACGATATCAACGTCTAGGCTTGAGGCAAGAGTCGTGCTGTTGTTGATGGCATTCGTTACGTCTTGAGCCCACAGGGTTGCCTGCACAGCGTAATCCTCATCGCCGTCTTCTGGGTAAGTCCTTGTTGTTCCCGATCTGATTGTAAGATCAACACTCATGAGCGCCCTCAAAAAGAGAAAAGGGGCCGAAGCCCCTTAGTTGATTTAACTGTTAACAATTCCGTTGACGACAACCATGCCTGCAATCTGATCAGTAAATACTGCGTTGTTCCAGTAGAGGCGAGTTTCAACACCTGCGTTGTTTTCCATCTCTCTAAGATATTCGCCGCTTTTGCCTGCTTTTCCTGGAAGGTCGAAAGTCGGTGTGGGAACTGTTCCCGCGTACTCAAAGCCCCTGGACGCTTTGGGATGTACAAAGGCAAAGCCTTCTTTCATGAGTTTATGAGGGATAACTTTAACCTTGCCGACTTGGCTATGGAATACCAGAGCTTCGGCGCCATTTTCGGCCTGAGTTGACTTATAGCTAGAGTCGATCGTTCTAAGAGTAGCAAGGTCATTACCCAGGTCTGTCCATGCCCCTGGGTTAACCACTATGTCAATCTCAGAGACTTCATCGCCGAGGCCTTTGTTTGCGCCTTGAGTGAGAGCTTTCATAATCTTTGCGAAAGAAAGAGCACCCGAAGCGTTGTATGTGCCTGCTGACTTCCAAAGGTTGTAGCTTGCTCGGTTGATGCCAAAAAGTGTTCCTGTGGTATCAGTAATCATCTTGTAGATGCCAGTCATGGAGTTTGCACCGCTTGCTCCATCTGCTTCAAAATAGATGACGTCGGTACCTGCTACGCCTGCAGGAGCTGAGTCAACCGTGACCGTTCTGGCGCCGATGTCATAGCTAGAAACTGAGCAGGTTCCTCTAAGGACCCCACCTGATGTCTCGATTCGAAGCCTTCGGTTTTCACTGCCAAGCCAAAGGCCCGAAGCAAAAGAGGCTGTGGTGAGAGTGATTGTGTTGCCGCTGATGCTGGAGACAATACCGATTCCGCTTTTTCCCCACATGCTGTCAGCTTCAAGATAAAAATAAGAGCTTTTGAGCATGTTCTTTACAACGCCTTTGGTCGCAGCGATGAAAGAGTTTTTGTTCTTGCTTCTAAAAATGGTTTCATAATCAAGAGCTGACCTGAGAAGAAGCTGAGAGCCTGCGATTGAGGCCTGGGTTGTTCCCATTGCAATTGGAGCGTTAAGGGCGAATGCACCTGCTGAAGAAGCAGCTTTTGTGATGCCTTGTTCGCTTGTTACAGTTACCGGAATGGTATAATCGCCGCCTGGGCGCTTATCTACTTCGAGAGGCTTGCACTCTTTGCAGTAGTATAGATTTTCAGGTGCCAGGTCTTTGACTTTATCTGCGTATGAAGTTTTGAACCAACCGTTTAGGGTTGTCATTGTGTTTTCACTTGCCATGATCTAATCCTTCCTTGACTAGAGAGATGAGAAGTATTCGCTCATCGGGGTTTTTTTCCTTGGCCGTCTTGGCCTGCCTTCTGTTTCATCGCTGTATTCTTCAAGGTCGAGCTTTCCGCCCATGCTCTGCGGCGTTGGTGTTCCGCCTGTGAGTCTGGCAACGTCAGCTTTACGAATGGCTTTGATTATCCGGTCGGGAATGAGATCAACGATGTGGTTGTCGTCGATGTCGTCAAACACCGAGAGAATGTTCTCTTTCCATTCCTGTTTTGAAAGGTATACAGCGTCAGCAATCGATAGGGTTTTGCCGTGTTGGCTGGCAAGCAGTTGCTTGCCGATTGCGTTCGCCATGATTGCGCATTTGGTTCTTTTTTCTTTGGGATCCTCTTCAGGGCTGAAAGGCTTGAAGCCATGCTCGGTCATTGCTTTGACAAGCTCATGACCCATCTGCTTTTTATGCTCTGCTACAGCTTCCTGGTGCTCACGATCTTGCTGCTCTTTTTTGAGCCTTTCGTTCTCGGCTTTGATCGCCTTGGCCTCTTCGATCTCAGCTCTTCGAGTCTTTTCCTCATCAGAAAGCTCGGACTCTTCGACGTAGCTTTGAAGCAGATTGTGAGCAAGCTCATGCTTATCAAGCCCAAGCTTGTCGGCGATTTCCCAGATTTTTTGGGGATTCTCTTTGATAGAAGCGTAGTGATTGTTGACCTGAGCAATTGCGTCTTTTCCCTGCTGAAGACGTATATGCCCCGCTTGTTGTAGTCCGAAGCCTTTAAAAAGCTCTTCAGTTGTAACGGCGTATTTCTTGCCGTCGATCGGAACTACAAAGCGAAGATCGCCCTGCTTGTTGAGAAAAGGCTTAACCTATTTTGGAAGTCCGAGCTTCTTGCTTATTGCTTCAACTTCCGAAGGTGTAAGCTTTTGAGGTGGCTCCTCCTGAGCCTTTTCGCCTTCCTTGGCTTTTGACGGCTTGGTATTACCGCCTTGGCTATCGCTCTCATTATCTGAAAGAGAAGCCGCCCCCTCTTCGGTCTTCTCGGTCTTTGTGTCGGCTGTATCACTGGTTTGAGCTGATTCATTTGCAGACTCCTCTTCCTGAGAGATGGAACCTTCACCTTGACCTGTGTCTGTATCTTCAACTTCCATGAGTCCTCCTTTAGGTTATGCGGGAAGGGGCATCCGCCCTCCTTGCGCAGCCTGTGGTTTACTGGGATTGCCCATCTGTGGGCCTATTTCTTGTCCTGACACTTTGTTTGGGGTTGGAGGCTGTCCGCCGTGAATAAGCGCTGCCAGCTCGTCCCCGTCTCTTACAAAATTCAGATGTCCTTGTAGTAGCGTTTGAATGTTCTTAACTATATGAGCGTTGTTCTGGTTTGTCGTAAGGTCGACATCAAGAAGAAGGCTTTGAATTTCAGCCATGAAGAGCTGATGATTGATGCCTGGAACCGGAGGAACCGGCTCGCCATCAAGAAGCCTTTCTTTGACTGCCCAGATGTAATCCATAAGCCTATCGTCAGCTTCTGTTGCTACCTCGATGTTTCCTGTGTTGATAACGTCTTGGAATTGCTCAACGGTAATGGCACCCATTTTGAGCTGTTCCATGGCAATCTCAACCTTGCCGGCAGCCGTCTTAGCAATTGGGTTGGTCTTTGAAATTATTACCCGAGAGACGTCTTGAAGGTCTTCAGCCGTGAACGTATCAACACTTGAGCGGTTGGTATTACCCACTATCTCGTAAAGCCGCTCGGTCTTGGCCGTAGCAGCAAGAAATTTAAGTATGAAATCATAGAGGTCTTCAAAGAGAGTGTGATAAGCCATCTCAAGAGCGTGACTGTATTCCTGCGCCTGGTTGATCACAGTAGCAAGAGCAACACCTGATTTGAGGTTTGGCGTGTCCTTAACGTTTCCGCGTATGACTGCATTTTGTCCTGAAAGAGTTTCAAGCGTTGATATCGAAAGTTGAAGTAGGTTGATTATGTCGGCGTTTTCTTTGTAAAAACTTATGACATCTGGCTTTTGCGAACTCTTAAGTAAGTTGAGGCCGTCTTTGATTTCTTCAACCGTCATGTTTGGATCAGGCGTCCAAATATTGTTAGTCCCAAACGCGCTAAGGTTTGACACCATGAGGCTTATGCACATGTTCACGATCATTTGAGGAGCGCGAAGAGTATTCGCTTCTGTGTATCCAAATGAACTCTCTAGGTATTCACCTGGGGAAAGTGAGAAGATTGGAAGCTTGTCGCGGTAAGGATTTTTGCCTTGATACAAGAGGACGGGGTTATCCTGATCGCCACACCAAAGTATGTACTTACCTTCTTTGAGCGATTTGCAGGACCTGTGATAGGTCTTGTAAACCCAAATATCTGGGCTGTCGGCGTCGTATTTGTCGTAAGAGTTAGCACCCGAATAGTCGGCGTATGCATCCTTATCAAACCCGTCAATTGCAAGTATCTTATCTCGTTTGCTCTTGTGACCTGCGGCGAGATTGTATTTGTTTCGGCGCTTTCGAAATGTCACCCACTCCCAATCTTTCTTGCATTTTTTCGTAACGTCAAAGAACACGTCCCAAACGCTGTACTCATCGATATCGAAATCTCCCTCATTTATAGGCTTATTTCCATCGACAGCAATAGGTTTGCCAAGAGCAGGATCGAACTCCGCTGCAACATAACCATCGCCGTATACAAGACCCTTCTCAGCAGCGTCTTCCATCGGCTTGTTGATTCGCTTGATCTTGTGGTAGTATTCAACAACATTCTTTCCCACTTTTGCAGAGCGGCGAGCTTTGACTGATGTATTAGCAGCGGATACGTCAAAGGCGGGGACATTTGCAACAAGTGAGTTGAGCATGTGCCGCATGATGTTTCTGTAATGGTTGAAGCTGAGAGCTTTGAGTTCTCCAACATCTCCCGTATCAAGGATGTCTTCAGCTTCACCTTCGCCGTATATTTTGTTCTCGTAAAAGTCTCGGTTTTTCTTCCATGCTCTGGCCTTGCCAGTAGCAACAACGTAGTCTTGAAACGCTCGAACTTTTTCGGCGAGATCAGAAACGAGCTCGTCTCCCTTTAAGAGAAAACTGTATTTGTCCATACGGTAGGCTCTTGCTCAGAGTTGATGAAATATTGTGCTACTAACAAGGTTATATTTGTTACTCGGAATATTTCAAGCAAACTAAAGCTCGTTTGAGGCTGTAAAAATAGTGGCTTTGTACGCTCTACGTATGCTCTATGTATACTCAATTACTCTCTCGATATGCTTAAGTGCGGTTGAAAAAATATTTAATTTTATTCGTTTTGACGCCGAAGGAAGAGGCAAGACTTCTTTTTCCAGAGAAGATTTCCCCATTTCGCGGCTTTTTGAATTGTCAAAGGGCCGCTTTCTTTTTATGCTTAAGCTTCTCCAAAAAGAATTACAGGATTATTCGAGCGGACAGCTTTCCGAATGCGGGAGGCTGTTTTTTTTATCCGAGAAGTTTGGTGAGAGCGTGAGAGGTTCCAACCATGTGCCGGTTGATGTGGTGAGATTCTTCTCTTACCTGGTAGTCTTTCATGCTTGCGAGGCCGTAGGGGTTTTTCATCCAATCAAGGTCATAGCAGAAATAGCCAAGAACAATCAGCAGATCAAGATGGCCCATCGCTTCTGTTCTTTCGAAGTCTGTTCTGTGTTCGTTCCAACATCCATATTTGAGCTGTCTGATTAGATTCGGGCATCTTTTCTCGTCAACGAGAAGGGCCCCTTGAGAGAGTTTGACCCGAAGTGTATTGATCACAGACTGGATCCACGTCTTTCGTCCATGCTTGACGGCTTTGACGATTGGTGAGATGGCATAACCATGATCGGTTGATAAGTCATAGAGCTGCTGCCTGTCTGAGCAGTCGCCTATCCTGATGATCTTTCTATCAAGCCAACCAAGTTCGTCCTCGATCTCCAGAAAACCGTTAACGTGCTCTCCGGTTGATTTGTAGTGCTCGAAATACTCAGCCTCTATGATAAGACGAGCCTTTGAAAAATCGAGATATCCCCAAAGCCCTGCCATGTAATCCACAAAGCCAAGATCAAAGTATGCGTTAGCATCATAAAGCTCTGGCCTGTCCTGACTTCCAATATACAGACCTGTATCAATAGCCTCAGGGACAACCTTGTTTGAGAGATCGCCAACAAAGCAGCTCACATCGTCTGAGGGGAACTCTTGATCAAAGGCAGATTCTCCCTTTAAATCGATGATTTTCTGTCTTCTGAACTCAATCTGAGCCTTTGTGAGTTTGATGTCTTGAGTCTTCTCGATCCGATCAGCATACTCTTTCTCATCTTCTGATAGGTCGCCTGTGTCGGTATCTTCAAGCGCATAGGCGTGGTGATTGAACCAAGGAAAAAAGATGTCTTCTCGATTAGGCTTCTTATCAACCCAATCATCGAAATACCAGTTCATGCCTTCAGGAGTTGTCTCAGTCGAGTATGGGACTCCGGGAGGTAGAGCCCCAAGCGTAGCAGTGATTCTCTTCTTCTCTTGAAAGGCTGCTTCTGAGAGATGAAGTCTGTGAACAGTAGAGGAGCGGTTCTCAAGGCCGACGTAGATTCGTGAGTTTGTCTTTGGAAAGGAATACTCGTACATGGAGCCTCCGCCCTTATCGAGATCTGGGCGCAGTTGCTCAGGGAGATGCCTGTATGCGTATCTTACAATTCGAAATATTTTCTTGATGGATTCCTGATCGTGAGACTGGATGAAGCAATTTAGGTTCTCGTTCCAAAGAGCATCATCGAAGTAGACCAGGACGAAAAAGGTCGTGATACCAAGCTGACGCGCCTTCAGGATGTTGGGATTCTTAACGAGCTTTCCATCTTTGAAACAAATATCCCAAATCTGCTTTTGCTCAAAATTCATCTTGAACTTGATAGACTTACCTTGCTTATCAGCGATGTAATAAAGATTGTTGAGACGCCATTCTTTGTTTGCAAACTTGTCTTTAAGCAGAAGAGCGTATTCTCGAAGGCTCAGCTTTCTAGGCATCGATCATCTCAAGAAGCAAGTCATGAAGTTTTCCGTCGACAGAAACATCATGCTTGAATGGAGCATAGAAGCTTTGCATCTTGGCGATCTCGCTTGTCGCTTTTATGTACATTTGAGGATCGTATGGGAAGCGTCTTTTTTCTCCAGATTCCTCATCCACCTCTACTCCTTCCATACTTCTTGCTGCAATTTTGAGAAGGCCTTTGAGTATGTCCTCTTTTCTTATCTCCAGCTTATACTCTGTTTTTTGGCGACGTTTTTGAAGTGCCTCTCTGATACAAGTTTTTCCAAGCAGCTCAGGGCCGATTCTGCTGGCGGTTTTCTTACTGTAACCTGCCCTAATTGCTGCCTGAGTAGCGTTGAGATCGATAAGGTATTCTTGGACAAACAATCTCTGCTTGTCAGTGAGCTTTCTGTCCTTCATGGTAGACCGCCTTTCATTGGTAGGTCATCATCTGTCTACGATTATAACAGACATCGGATAGAGCCAAGGAAAAATTTAGGCGATCATATATATGATAAAAAGGGGACCGAAGTCCCCCCAGCCCCCGACTACTCAAATTCATTTAGTAGATCATCATGCTCATCTTCAGGCTCGGCATCAACCTTTTTCGCTTCGCTCCAGGCATCGAGATCCATGACTGAAAACAAGACCTTTCTTCCATGTTTTCGATATGGTATCACCCTCTTATAAACCCACCCCCGAAGAGTAGCAGGCCGTATGCCTAGATACTTAGCGGCCTCATCGTTGTTCAAATACTTAGCAGCCACTATTATTCCTCCTTGTGTTTGCCGGCACACATACAATCTCCCTGGCAATGCTTTGATCCTCTAATTTCAATCAGCCCTATCAATACCCCCGCTATCGCTGCCAGAGTTTTCCAGTCTTTCGCCTTTTCCGCTCGTTCGCAGTTTTCCCTTAGAGTTTTCAGATCCGATGTACTCATTGCTTTTACTTTCTGCATTAGATGTCTACCCCTTCTTGCCCATACTA